AACTCTGTCGAATATACGAGAATAAAGATTCCACCTCGTTACATGTCTGAAGATGCTACTCCTGATGAGAAAGCTATTTACGATTATTATCAAAAGATAATCCGTAATATTCACAACAACGAGCAAGCAGGTCTAGTTCTACCACAAGCCCACGATCCGGAATCAAAGCAACCTATGTTTGACTTCGAACTTATGGGTGTTCAAGGTGGCAAGCAATACGACACAGACAAGATTATTAGACGCTGGGACAACAAGATACTTACACTGTTGTTTGCTGACTTCCTTAAAATGGGTCAGGATCAAGTAGGTTCTTTTGCACTTGCTGGCGCAAAGACTAACCTTATGTCTATGGCTGTTGAGGCCAGACTTCAAGAAATTGCTGATACTTTAAACAACGATCTTATCCCACAAACATTCAGGCTTAATGGTTGGTCAGATACAGAACTACCTTACTTTAAGTTTGGTAAGCTGGATGAAGTTGATCTTGAAGAGTACTCAAAAGCTATCCAACGTATCTTCTCTGTAAATGCTATTGAAGCTGACAGACCTGTAATGAATAAGATTAGAACATCTGTGTTTAAGGTTGATCCAAAAGCCGAAGATGCTCCAGTCAATAAAGACGAGCTACCTAAGCAGGAGACACGCGCAGGTGATGGTATGAGTAAGGGTTCTTCTAATGGAACTTCTGACGATCCTACTAGTACAGATACTTCAGCCAACAATGCTAACAATACGGGGTAACTATGGATAACGAACGTAAATTTATGGAGGGCTTAACTGCCCTTTTATCTAAATGCTTTGGTCAAGGCGATGGTGCCGTTATAACAGAAAAAAGTCAAGACGGTATCTCAGTTTCTAAAGCATTTGATGAAGAATTAAAACAAGCTACCTTTTTGGTTCTCTCACCAGATGAGACTGACCTGCAAGGTGACACCTACAATTCCGTAGAAGTTACTAAGGCTTGCCACAGCTTCAATGAACACTGCCGCAAGGCTAACCTCTTCCACATGGCAGACACAGAGGATGCATTCATTGCAGAGTCTTACATTGCGCCTTCAGAGTTCTATCTGGGAGAAACACTGGTTAGTAAAGGTAGCTGGTTACAAGTCTGGCAGGTAGTGGATGACGATATTTGGAGTCTGATCAAGTCGGGCGACATTAACGGTGTTAGCATCAGTTGCCCAGCCAATTATGAGGATTTAACAAATGACGATTAAAGCTAAACGTAGGCTTAAAAACTTCAACTTTGAAGAAGAAGGTTCTCACGTAGCTCTAGTAGGTAAGCACCAAGGTGGACCTGCAAACGGTTATAAAACACTTATTACTAAATCTACAAAAGGCATCCCAATATCCTTCGTAGAGAAAGCAGACATGGTCAACGTAACAATGACCATTCAAGAGTTTCTGAGAAGATTCTTCGGATTGTATTACGAAGATGCAGAGGTTCTTGCTCGTATCCTTGGTTATGAAACTGAAATGACGGAAGACCAGATGGTTGACAGTTACGAAGAATTTATCCAAAGCCAGATTGACTCTGTTGAGATTATGAAATCACTTTTCAAAGCAGAAGATATGACTAAGGCTCTTTCAGAAGTAAGCGAAAAACAGTTCGACACACTTCTACAAGATCAGCTATTGATCGAAAAAGCCCTGTCTTCATCAACCGATGATAAAAAACTTCCTAAACAAAACGAAAAACCCAAAGAGGACTTAACTAAAATGTCTGAAAAAACTACAGATATGATTCAAAAAGCTGACCTTGAATCACATATCGAAAAGGCAGTAGCTCCACTTAGAGTTGAGCTAACTAAGGCTAACGAAGCTATTGAAGCTTATAAAGCCAAAGAGAAAACGCAGGTAGCTGCAACTCGTAAAGCTGCTCTAAAGGATGCTGTTAAAGATGACGAGAAAGCTGAAGTGCTTTTCAAATCATTCGAAGACCTATCCGATGAATCTTTTGTTTCTACTATTGAAACCCTAAAAGCTATGAATACTGCCACTGAAGCTAGTGAACTGTTTGTAGAAAAAGGCGCAGACGCTGAAGGCGAAGACGTTACTAGCGACCAAGGCAAGGCCACTCGTGCTTTTCTTGAAAGCCGCTTCCCTAAAAAATAATTAATCCTTAAATAATACGTATTATTGGAGAAACAAAATATGACTCTCATTGCAACAGAAAACCTACGTCTAAGTAACATGCTTAAACGTGAACTATATTCAGAACAGGGTTATTGCCGTCTTGCTGTAACAGTAAGCGAAGGATCTGACATTGAATATAAGATTGGCCAAGTACTTGGTAAAGTCACTGCTGACGGTAAATACGTTGAGTATGACGAATCCGCAGTTGACGGATCTGAAGTAGCTGCTGCTATCGTTCTACAAGATATTAGCATCCCTGCATCTACAGACACAGTTGTACTTGCTCTTGTCAAAGGCCCAGCTATCGTATCTGACGGTGGGCTTGTGTTCAAGGCCGGTGTTGATGAAGCTGCTGCTAAAACAAACCTTGAAGCCCTTGGCATCAACGTAGACACACAACTTTAATTAGATACTTTAGGAGTATTACATAATGGCTACAGTCCGTAGTTTTGACAAACCGTTTGAGTTAGTCGATTATACCGAAGAACTTCTTATTATCCCAAACACTTGGGGTCTTTTGAACGAACTTGGCGTTTTCGAAGCAGACGGTGTTGCACAGCACACTATCACAGTTGAGAAAATTGACCAGTCTCTGGCACTTCTTACTGACCGTGTTCGTGGTGAACGCAACAACATGAACAAAGATTACACTAGAGAGCTTCACAGCTTTGCGATTCCTCACTTCCCACTTGATGACTATATCAAGCCAGAAGATGTGCAGGGTAAACGTGCCTACGGTTCAGCAAGTGCTGAAGAACAGCTTGGTATGGTTCGTGGACGTAAGCTAGAAACAATTCGTCGTAATCACTCAGTTACCCTTGAAGCTGCTCGTATGCAAGCTATCACTGCTGGTACTATTTACGCACCTAACAACACAGTTTCTGTTGACTGGTATGCCTCTTTCGGTATTACCCGTAAAGAAGTAGACTTTGTGCTTGGTACTGGTACTACTGACGTTATCGCAAAAGGCGAAGAAATCATTGCTGATATCCAAGACAATGTACTGAATGGCGACATCGTCACAGGTATTGTTGCTCTTTGTTCACCTGAGTTCTTCAGCAAGCTGATCGCACAGGCTGGTGTAAAAGAAGCTTACAAGTATTACGCTTCAACACAAGACCCTGCTCGTCAGCGTCTTGGTAGTGGTCTTTACCGTGAGTTCGATCATGGTGGCATCCGTTACATCGAATACCGTGGCAAGTACAATGGTACAGCACTTATTCCTGCGAATGATGCTTACTTCCTGCCTCTTGGTGTTAACGATATGTTCAAGACTTACTTCTCACCTGCTAACAAATTTAGTTTTGTTAACACAAATGGTGAAGAAGCCTATGTATTTGAATATCCGGGCGACCGTGATGAAGAAATCGTTCTTCAGTCAGAGTCTAACTTTATCAACATGCTGCGTAGACCGCAAGTTGTTGTAAGAGGTTTTTCTTCTAACTAAGAAGTTAATTAACAAGGGGGAGGGTTCGCCCTCTCCTTCGTTATTATTGTAAAGGGTATTTACTAAAGTATCTTTTATAATAAACTAGGAGATTATATAACATGGCTCGCAACTACTACACGGAAATTTCTGTTGATCATCCAACAGTAGAACTACTTGATGGGTTATCCTTCCAGTTTTTTGATTTTAAAACACTAGCCACATCTGGTGTGCAAGAATACTTAGTTGAGGTGCCAAGCGGTGTTGATACGGTTTTCCATGGGAGATCATTCTCAGGAAGAGGTGCAAACCTTAAGTATGAGGTTTTCTCTAGCCCCACATTTTCAAGTGAGGGTGCCGCCATGCCATCAAGAATATCTAACAGAAATGGTGACTTTGCTGGTGGTAATCAGGCGATGATTTGGCAGAGCCCAACACTGACAACTGACGGAACTCTTGTAGATTACGACGAAGTTGCTGGCAGTTCCTCCACAGGGGCTGGTAATAAAGGGAGTACAGGGTCTTCGGCCAGTCAAGCTTTTCCTATTATCATGGTAAAAAACAGCTACATGATGGTTAGGATTACAAACCTGTCTTCAACTGTCCCCGGTAACTATGTATTAAAGTGGTATTGGTCTGAAGTGGAGAAATAATTATGGCGTTTACAGGCGATCCGGTAAACAATCCTACAGATAGAGTTCGGCTGGTCACAGGTGATACTGATCCTGTGTATGAGTTCCTTGATGATTCAACATATACGTATGTACTGGATAAAAACAATAGTAACGAAAGACAAGCTGCAATAGAGGCTTCTAGGTACATCCTAGCAAATATCACAAGGTACACCAGAGAGCGCACAGGCGACATAGAAGTATATGGCAATGAGTTCTTTAAGAACTACAAAGATTACCTCCTAGAGCTTGTGAACAACCCTAACTTCAGCGGTATTCTACCAATGCCTTACGCGGGTGGTATCTCTAAATCAGATATGCTTAAGAACGACGAGAACACTGATAATGCTCGTCCAACGGTGTACCTAGGTTTCAGCACAAACGAACACGTTTATGAGGAAATAAAGTATGACGGGGCGTTTGAGATCTAACACGAGAGAGTGGGACAAACTTAAAAGAAGACTGCGTAGGTTTGATAGAAGAAGTATTGAAGTTGGCTTCTTCAGCAACAAAAAGTATGGCCCTGACAACAACAACCTGCAAGTCGCTGAAGTCGCTATGATGAACGACTATGGTACTAGCAAGGTTCCGTCAAGACCTTTCATGACAGTTGACTTTGTAAGCTACGCAGAAAAAACCTTTCCAACTAAAGCTAGACAATTCTTCATGTTGCTGATACTAAATCCTAAGAGTCCATTCATAAAAAATATGAATGAATTAGGTGAAGAGTTTTCTTTTGCATTGCAGGAGATAATACTAGACTACCCCGGAAGAAACAGTCAATGGTGGGCCGATATTAAAGGATTTAACGATCCTCTTTATCATACTGGCGTCATGGTTGAATCTGTTTCTCATAGATTGAAAAGAGGCACTTAATGTTTACAAGTAAATTTATCGGGTTTCAGTCAACAGGCAGCGTACCCCTCACTTTAAAGAGACCTAACGCAACAGGTGGTAGCTATATTGATGGTGTGTGGGTTGAAACAGCCTCCACGGATGTTGAAATTATAGTTAACATACAACCTGCTGGCTACAAAGAAACAATGATTCTTGAGTATGCCGATAGGTCTAAGAAGAAGGTTAAGGTCTATTCGTCTTCACCTATATTTAGTGAAGAAGAGAATGAGAATGGCCCTGACGAGTTTGAGTGGGAAGGCGACACCTACCGTGTAATGAAAGTTTTAAACTACACTATGGGCATCCTGAACCACACAAAGGCAATCGGTATTATGAAGGAGAAGATAAATGAACCTGTATGATTCAGTTCGACAAGCTATCTATAATTCTTCTAAAAACCTTCTGCCTAATAACGAATTGATATATTCGCATCAGAGTGGTCATGAACCAAGAGGTTCTTACTGTTCTATTAACATTATCCGAACAAATAAGATCGGTATGGAGTATGAGAGTACCTATGCCTCCGCAACTGATATAACCTCTGGAAGTGTCTATGAAGTAACTACGAGGTTTATGTTCGTCGGGGATGATGCTGGGAACTTAGCTTACGAGTTTGAAACTGTAGCTGACAACCCTGCATCTAGGTTTTATTTTGGTACAGAAAGTCTCGCTATTATGAGAAAGGGTGAGATTCGGAGAGTACCTGAAAAAAGGGATACAGATTGGATAGATAACTTTGTCCTTGATGTAATTTTCTCATACGCCGTAGAAACTACGCAACCGATTGATATAATCGAAGAAGTTTCTTGGACACCCACTATAAATTAACAACCTTAGCTAAGGAGTTAAACAATGACTGTCCTAACAGACATTATTGATATTCAAATCTCTAGGGAAACAACTGCTGTATCTAGAGCGGCATTTAATATCCCTATGTTTCTTGCAACACACAGTAACTTTACTGACAGAGCAAGATCATACAGCAGTATAGCACAAGTATCTAATGACTTTTCATCAGATAGTAACGTTTATATTGCTGCAACTAAACTATTTGGTCAACAGATCACACCACAATCCATTGTTGTTGGTAAACGGTACGCAGAAAGCGTAGAAGTTACTCTCGATGATGCAACAGGTTCAGTTACACTTACCTATGACGGTGAAGAAGTAACTACAGATATTTCTGGTGCTGCCGACGCAACGGCTGCTGTAGCCTTGATTAGTGCAGACTTCAACTCTGCTGGTATAAGTACTATTGCATTCACAGACAACATAGACGGTACTTTCACTATTGAACCAGATGTTGCTGGTACTCAGTATAGCTTCACTGCTTCTTCTAAGTTTACTTCAGTTTTTGTTTCAACAGAAACTTGGGTAGATGCTTTGGATAATGTAAGTGATAGCAACAATGAATGGTATGCTATGGTTGCTGAAACTCACGTTGTTGCTGATGTTCTTGCACTAGCAGGGGCTATGGAAGCACGTTCACAAGTCTTTGGAACATCCTCTGCTTCTGCTGACGTTTTAGACAGCGGTGCTTTAACAGACATTGCAACCCAATTGTTTGATCTCGGCTATCAAAGAACGTTTGTTCTATACTCAGCAACGGCTGATACAGAATATCCAGAAGCAGCTTGGATTGGTGGGCAACTACCAGAGCAACCGGGTTCAAACACTTGGAAGTTTAAGTCCCTTTCTGGCGCAACTGTAAGTAGGATTACTTCAACAGAAGCAAACGCTGCAAAAGCTAGTAATGCTAACACATACGAGCGTGTAGGAGGCGTTGCAGTGACGTCTGAAGGAACTATGGCAGGTGGTGAATATATTGACGTAATCATCTTTGTAGACTGGCTAGAAGCCCGTATGCGTGAAAGCATCTTCTTCCGTCTGGTTAATACTAAAAAGATCCCTTACACTCAAGCTGGTGTGACTATCATCGAGAATGAGATTAGAAGAGTTCTTGCAGAAGGTATTACAAACGGAGGTCTTGCACCTAATCCACAGCCTAAAGTCACAGTGCCGAACGTACTCGCACTTGATCCAAACCTGAGAGCTACCCGTACACTTGAAGGAATCTCCTTCGAAGGTCGTCTTGCAGGTGCCATCCACTTCACTACAGTTCGCGGTACTGTAACTGTATAATAAGGAGTAGCACACAATGGCTAGTAAATATACATCTACCTTTAGTCCACAAGACGTTACGGTAGTTATCTCTCAAGGAACCTTCTCACACATTGTGAGTGGTTTCTCTGAGGATAGCATTGTAACGGTAGAGAGAAACAGCGATACATACAGTCTGTACACTGGTGCTGATGATACAAACTCTCGTATCTATCAAGCCGATACATCTGCAATGATTATGTTGCCTCTACAACAAACTTCAAATAGTAACGACATTCTCTCTCAGCTATATCTTAATGATAAAGCAAACAGAGATTCGTCCGGCTTGTTTGCTATCACAGTAAAAGATAACTCAGGTCGAAGCCTGTTCTTTGCTGAAGAAGCCTTCATTTCGGTTGTACCTGATGCCTCTTTTGGTAACACTATGCAACTGCGTGAATGGTCAATACAAGCGGTTCGTCTTGACGCTACGTTTGGTGGTAACGCCAACTTCACACCTGAAGACGCCGAATCTTTCGAGCAACTTGGTGGTGTTGTTGAGGACAAATGGAGAGCGTAATAGCTCAAACATCCTAAAGGGAGGGGGGCAACTGCTTCCTTCCCTTTTTTATTGGAGAAATAAAAATGGCACTAAGAAGTTATTCACCAGCGGACGTAGTAGTACTTCTTGCAGGTTTTTACCGAGTGGATGGTTTTGTCGAAAGTTCTTTTATAACCATATCTAAAGACGTACAACCGTACAAGACAAAAAGAACATCTGATGGTCAAGTTGCAAGAACTTTTATTAAAGATGATACTTATACAATAACGTTGAATCTTGCATCAACAAGCCCAACAAACGATATTCTAAATGCTTTGGTTACCGGAGACTCTCTGACACAGTACGGTAAATTTCCTATCTTTGTGAAAGATCAGTTAGGTACAAGCCTATTGCTAGGCCCAACCTGCTGGGTTAAAGAAGTACCAGACCTGTCTTTCTCTGAGACTGTAACAACAAGAGCTTGGGTTATTCAGGCAACGCAGTGTATTACTAACTTTGGTGGTAATGAGGATGCAGCAACAGCACTCCAAGATCTGGCCAACATTACGTTAGGCGCTTTTGCCACACTATAACTAGGAGAGTAAAATGGCTTTCGAAGTAAACACATACAGCCCATCCGAGATTGGTCTTAAGATCTCGGGGTACAAGATCACAGGTTTTCAGAAGATTTCTATTTCAAGAAATTCTCCTGCCTTCTCGTTAATAAAAGGCATCCGGGGCAAAAATAGCAGACAGCGTAATAGAGATTCTTCCTGCACTGTTACTATAGACATCATCCAAACGTCCCTCGTAAATGATGTTTTAACACAAATACTTGAGGAAGATTTGAGAACAAATTCCGCAAGGCTCACATTAGACTTGACAGATGGGCTTGGGAGTAGTAAGATAGTAAGTAGGGAAGCTTTTATAGAAGGCTATCCAGAGACAAATTATTCAGGTGACATTGTCTATCGTAGTTGGAATATAATCTGCTTGTCAACCGATCTTTTCCGGGTCGGTGGTAATGCCAAGTTGAGTGGAAGTTCATTCGCTACTGCTGTAGACAATTTCTAAATTAAAAATATGAGGAAATAAATTATGCGGGAACAAAAAGAAGTTACAGTAAACGGTAACAACTACATCTTAAACCAATTCGGTGCTATTGAAGGGCTTAAATATCAAAAGGCTCTTGCCCAAGTAATCCTTCCAGCACTAGCTGAGATTTCAAAGGCAGGTGTTGAAGATGAGTCAGGCGCTATCTCAATTGCGATGAGTAAACTTGCAGAGAACATTGACAAGGTCGATGAGCGTATGATTGAAGCTATGGTTACTCGTGGAGCTACAAAGAATAGCGTAGCAATTAACTTTGATAATGATTTTGCTGGCAAGTACATGGAACTATTCCAATTGCTTAAGGAAATCGTGTTGTTCAACTTCGGGTCGGTTTTTACGATGCTAGGTTCAGAAGAAGGATAAAAGAGTCCTCTGAGCCACCCAGCAAACTAGAGAAGGAGGTAGCAGAAAGCTTTTCCCAAGACACTCGGGTGATGTCTCTACTCCTTTTTGAGCCTAAGCTGTGTACCTTACACGAACTACAAACTGTTTATAGTATTACAGACTTCTACAACATGCTTGAAATCGTTGATGTACAAAAAACGATGCAAGATGAAAGTCGTAGACTACAAGAATTAGAGAATAAGAAGAGGTAATATCATGGCTGCTGGTCAGATGGCTGAGTTTTTTGCTACGTTTGGTTTTAGAATAAATCAAGCCGACATAGTAAAAGTTGATAAACAACTAAATATACTAGAAGCTAAAGCTAGAAGAATGAGTGAGCAATCTTTATCCAATATTCGGGTAAATATTTCTCGCTTTAGTTTTAGTGCAGATTTTAACACCAGACTACACAGAGCTTTAAAAGCTAGGATGAAGGTAGCAGGTGGTAAGGGTATTGCTCCTGAGATAACTTTAAGAAATTTTGTTGTAGATAGAAGCGCACTTCTCCGTGAAATGAAGGATGCTATTAGGTATGTTGAGAATAACACAAGAATACGTGTTAGGACTGGTGTAAACCGAGATGGTATGCGAGGCGCAGGAGGTCGTGGTGGAGAAGGAGGCGCAGGAGTTCGTGGGGGTATCGCTGCTGGTGGTGCTGCTGGCGCTATGCGTGGGGGGGCACTCCCAGCTCTTGCTGGTGTCTTTGGTGTTAGTAAACTTAACCAAGTAAACCAACAGTTAATTGGTCAGGAAAGAGCGGCTACAGCAGTTTTCCAAGGAAAGGAGCAGGGTCAAGAACAGTTGGGATTTGTTAAAGATCTAGGTAACAGAATTGGTTTTGACTACAGAAGCCAAGCAGACCCTTACCTTAAAATGGCTGCTGCTGGTACAACGGCAGGTATGTCTACAGACGGTGTCCAAGGTATTTTCACAGGTATGGCTGAATACAGCCGTGTTATGGGTTTGAGTGACGAAGACATGAAAGGCTCTATGAGAGCTGTTGAGCAGATGCTTAACAAAGGTCAGGTTTATTCAGAAGAACTTAAAATGCAATTGGGTGAGAAGTTCCCTGCTGCTATTCAAATCATGGCTGAAGCAGTCTCTGGTGGCGACACTGAGAAGCTTTTCGATATGATGGATGATGGTGAGGTTAATTCTCTAGAAGCTCTTCCAGAGTTCGCTAGACTGCTTATGGAGAAAGCTCGTGTCGGTGGTGCTCTTGCAGAGTCAATTAAAGACTCATCTGCGGAGCAAGGAAGACTGGCTAACGTATTTAACGATATGGTTAAGGTTTTCTCTGAGGCTGGCTTTGAAAAAGGTCAGGCTAGTTTGTTTAAAACAATGGCTTCATTCTTTAAAGATATGACTCCTTTGGTACAAGCTTTTGGTGAAGCTTGGAAGTATGTTGGTATCCTCCTTAGACTACCTCTAGGTCTTCTTTCGGATCTATCGACATTAATTGAAAGCCTTTCAAACAGCATTGGAATGGCTAAGGGTGATGTACTTGCTCTTGGTGCTGTCGCTACATTACTTGCGTTACCCTTCACTAGAGCGATGACTGTAATTGGTGCCGTACTACTGCTACTTGAAGACTTCACAGGGTATCTGACAGGTCGAGATAGTTTGATTGGTCATTTGCTTGGCGATGATGAAGATCTCACTAAGAGTAATATCTTCGGTGTTTTTGAATCATTGTTTACACTGTTAGGTACTGTTTTTGATCGCTTCGTCGATCTAGGTCAGTTGGTTGGTGAGGGACTATTTGGATCATTTGATACAACGCTGAACGATTTCTTAAGAGGGACAATAAGGTTACTAGATGATCTTAACGTAATGCTCGGTGGCAAGACGAAAGCTCAGATAAACTACGAGAGTAGGATTAGCTCGGCAAGCAGCCCACAGGAAAGAAATAGATTGCTTAAAGGAAAGCAAGATCAGGATTGGTTTGGTAAAAATTACGGTAGTCGTGTATACCAACAAGTGTTTGGTGGAAACGCTGGGGTCAAGAAAGAGATTGACTCCATCATGAATGTTAATAACATGCCTCCAATACTTAAGCAGTATGCTATGGGAACAAACTGGCTGGGGAACAAGATAGCAGATTTTGTAGGGGCTACACCGTCAGATAAGACAAGTGCCATGAGAGATAACTTTGTTCCCGGCTCACCAATAGGATCTACGGCAATTACACAAACCCTCAACTCCCTTGGAAACCCCGATAGAGAGCAAGGGACTGAGGCTGGTAAGGAGGCAAACTCCCTAGGTAATCTACTAACAAAAACAAAAAGCATGGGAGCAAACTACCTAGGTAGTCTACTAACAAAAACAAATAACATGCCTCCAATATTTAAGCAGTATGTTATGAGAGCAAACTACCTAGGTAATCTACTAACACCCTCAGAAAAAACAAACAGCATGAGAGAGAATCTTGATTCCGCTCAGCAGGGAAATAATGAGACTTCTATAAGAGACGGACTTACTCCGCTAAAACCTTTGACCCCAAGGGAAGACATACCACCTTTGACGCAGAACATCTACTTTACGGGCAACCCAGATAGGGAGGAAGTCACTAAGGGAGTCAATGACGCAAATGACATTCAAGCCCAACTACGACAAACTAATGATAACTTAGGAGACTCAGGTTGATTATATTAAAAAATAAAAACAGTGACTTCATTTATCTAGATGTTGTCACAAAATATTCTCAAACACTATCCAGTAAAGTTAGCCAGCATCCTGTAGATGGTCTTGGTGTCATATCTGATCACATAACTCAAGAAAACCCAAAGCTAAGTATAACTGGGTTCTTGAGTGGAGCTGACTTTAATTTCTCAAAACCAAGGTTATCCTCTGAAGATAGGGGTTTTATTGGGATTGGTCAGATTGTTGTTGATAGCGATATTGCGCCAGAGATTCAAGTTTCAAATGATGACAATCCCACAAATCTACTTCCAGATGTGGTTGGTCAATTCTTCTCGGACACACTCCCAGAAGTAACTGGCCTTTCTGAAAACAGAAAAGATTCCTACACAGAGAAGGCTTCATTTTTAAAACTTGAAAGTCTTTATTTAAACAGGGATGTATTGTCGGTATTTGAATTTAATGATGGCGCTGTAGTTGATAGCTTCCTTGTAGATGTTGTTATAACAAATTTAACGATAAAGGAATCCACAGAAACTGGTGACGCACTAGCGTTTGATATTACACTTGAGCAAATAACTTTTGCTAAACTACTGGAAACAAGAGTTCCTGTTGATGTCGCAGAAGACCAACAAAATCAAGTTAAAGAAGAAGCGGCAAAGGGCGATAAGTCTACTGTTGAGGTTGCTGCTGACGAAGGCGAGAATGATCGTACAGTACTCAGGAGTTTAGTTCCCGGTGAAGATGTCTCGTTGGGTGACATAACGGCTGCTTTTGGTCTTTAACTATAAGAGAGGTATACATGGCTTTAAAATATTTAAAACTACCCTTGTTTGATGAAACCTTTTATTCCTACTCTACCACACTAGAAGGGAATAAATATCAGCTAAAATTTCTTTTCTTAGAAAGAACTGACACTTGGGTTTTTACTTTAAAAGATTCTAGAAAAAATACGCTAGTGTCTGGGCAAAGGCTAACACCAAATTCGTTGCTTTTTTCAGACTATAGATTAGATAATCTGTCGGGTGGTTTTTTCTTTACACCTATAACAGATGTAGACCCACAAGATATTGAGGGTAATATAGAGAAACCATCGGAATTTTACGAGTTCTTTTATATCTACAACGACGAGAGCGAGTCCTAATATGGAGTTTTTTGATAGAGAGTACTCACTAGAGATAGGTGATTCTGCAACTGGTGATGGTATTTCTATCAACAATCTTCAGGTTCAGTTTCAAATAAAGAAGTCAGTTAATAACAAGGACAAGGTTGACAAGTGTTCTCTGAAGGTGTACAATCTATCGGACGAATCATTAACATTTCTACAAACAGACTACCCAGTTGCAATCTTTTCTTGTGGGTACGCAGGTAGCCTTGTAAGGCTTTTCTACGGAGAGGTTGTTGATGCTGCAACAGTCAAGAACGGGACTGACAGAATAACCACAATTGATTTATCTCCTTCCTTTTCTGAGCTTACCCATAAAATAATATCTGAACTTGTGCCCGAAGGTGGTAACATTGAAGATGCGTTTGAAGCTGTCAGAAAGACAACTAGCATAGCCAAAGGTGTGTATAAGGGTAAAAACTTAGAGTCCGAAGTTATCTACGGTTATCCCTTAACAGGTACGCCAAGACAGATGTTCAACCAAATAGCCAACGCCTACAATCTTCAATGGAAGGTGGAAAGTAATACGTTGTATATCAACGACTCAAATACAGTGGAGTCAACAGATACGCAGTCAGCTCCTATTATTAGTCCGACGAGTGGATTGATAGATAGACCTTACCCTATGACAGGATCAGATACCGATTCCAGCGAAGATGTAAATAAGAAGCTTGGTGTTAAATTTGTGGCGTTACTTAACCCAACAGTAACACCCGGATCACTTGTCAGGGTTGATTATAAAGACGAATCTGAGTTTTACAGGGTAGAGGAAATAGAGTTTAAAGGAGACTACCGTGGTAGAGATTGGATTATGACTTGCGTTTGTTCAAAAAGAAAAGGCACTACGGAGGAAAACCAGTGAAGGAATTATCACTAAGCAGTGTTCTAGAAAACTTTTATAGTTCTAAAACATCAGAAATGTACACATCCATTGCTTGCCGTGTTGTTACCGTAAGGGTTCAACTCGAAGACCAAAGGGTTGATGTACAACCATTAGCGGACAAAGTCCTAGCAGACGGAACATCAAAGAGTCAACCAACTATACTGAACGTGCCACTAATATTCCCAGCCTCTAAGAAGGCGTCTATGACCTTCCCTATAGATGTTGGTGACATAGTGTTGTGTGTGTTCTCGCAAAGGTCAACTGACGCTTTCAAAGCCTCCACAGGAAGCGAGACATACCTTCCACAAGATAAGCGTAGGTTTAGTATTAGAGACGCTATCGCAATACCCGGATTGTTTCCTTTCAAGGATGCCGTCAATGACCCTGCAAAACGGAAGTGGACTCACTCAACAAGAGACATGGTTATCACCAACAACATAGGTCAAAGCACTGAGTGTGAGTTTCGTCTAAAAGATAATGGCAACATTGAGATG